TACTCTCAAAATGGTTGATGGAATACCATAACAATTTATAATACCCTCCAACGCACGTTTAGTTCCCTTTGTCTTCAGAAGATAAGGTAAGTTGTTTATAACTCTTTTTTGTATTTCAGATTGTATGTCTTTTTCAGGCACCTCTGAATATTGTACGTATGTTGAGCCCGATAGATATTGTCCTAAGTGCCATCTTTCTAATGGAATCAAATCTTTATTTGATGTTAGTTTTAATCCTAAACCCTTTGCTATATCAAAAGTCAAGTCATCAGGAAAACCCTCATTCCTATCAACCAATCCCTCACTTCTATCTGAGATTTTACTCATGTGAGTAACATATAACCATAACTCATCATAGAACTCAGCAATCATATTATTGAATTTTTTGAAATCATCATTAGCACTATCTTCATCAATAAATCTTGGTAATAAATTATTTACACTATTTCTATTTTCAGTATCATAAGATGAAGCAGATATTATTTGTGCAGTATACCAAGTCGTTGCAACACTTGCTGTTGTGTGTGCATTGATGTATGGACTTGAATATGTACCACTTCCGCCTGTCTTTGGCCACGCGCTATTGAATCTTTCTGTATCTTGTATGGCAGAACCTGAAGTAAAAGTTGTTGAGTTTTCAAACAAATATTTTTCATAACCTGTAAAGCCTTGCTTGACTTCTCTTATCTTTCTATCCCATTTATTTCTTTCACCCAACGAAGCACTTACAGTAGTAAAAGATTTACTTTCTTGTGTATATGTTTGTATTTGTTCTAATTTATATTTAAAGTTTTTCAGTCTTTGTTCTGCAGAACTAAAGTTTACAAAGTTAGTATATTTAGAATAATCAACATTTAGTTCAACACTATCTAAACTTGCTGATATAATTGTGTCTTCGAAATTTTTTCTTATCTTAGTATCAGTCGTTGTAAGTGTGTTTTGAGTCGTGTAACTTGTTTGTCTATCTCTTATAGGACTTTGAATGTCATCTATATTAGGTGTTCTCAATACTTGATAATCTTCTTCTTCAAAAGGTGGTATTAGAACAACACTTTCACTCACATCACTTAGTACCTTTGAACCTATCATAACTTCATCAGAAGTCAATATGTTTTCATTTAGTGGTTCATTTAGTTTTAGTACAATAGAATGTGGGTATTCTGTTACAGTAACATTATCAACCTGCAGATTATTGACTAACGCCTCTTTATCATCATTTGCGATAACGAAGACATTACCATCATCGGGCGTAAAATATGGATATACAACATTGAAGTAAGTTTTCTCTCTTGGGTCTGTTCCTAAATAATCACCATCTTGTTGCCCAACTTTTTGTGCAGTTTGATTGAAATCTTTATCAACCCTTACAGTTGTTTTGTTTATAACATCAACGATGTTTGCTTCGAAGTCACGATAGATTGGTATCTGAGTTGTTATTTCTTTTGTTATAAACTCAGGTTGTGGTGGTGGGGGATTTGTTGGTTTCAATCCACCGATAGGAACTTCATCAGCTACCGTTACTTCTTTAGGTATAGGTATTTCTGCATCAGGTTTAGTATCACCTACTTTATCTAAATCAGCTTCTTCTTCTACAAGTTTACTTTCTTGTAAATCACCGATAGTCGCATTACCACCATACTGAACAAAAGCAGTGTCTTTTGGTGGTAAACCTAATTCTTCTTCTCTTGTTCTAGCCATTATAAATCGTAATCATCTCTTGCAGTAGATGACCCCCTGTTAGTATTAGTATTTTGTACTCTCGCTGTGGTTGTTCTTTCAACTCTTGTTGTTCTTCTTGCTTGTGTTATGGCATCTTCACCTGTGAACTCTAATGGATTTTTAGGTTCTTGTGCTTTTATTTTTTCTACAAGTTCTTTTTCTTTCATTATCTCTTTTGCTCTTGTATCTCTATCTACAGGTTTAGGTTCATCGGGTGGTAAAGAAGCGACATAGTTAGGATTCTCAACTTGTTCATAAGTAATTACCTCATCATAACCTACAAGAAAAGCGTTCTTTACAGTAATCGTACCACCAACCATCTCTTCCGTAAAACCACCATCTTCATCAGCTAAAGTTACTTCAACAACACTCGCATCATTACTACTAATTTTAGCTTCGCCTGATGTGGGTGTTATAAAAGGTTCATATTGTTTTTGTGGAAATGTCAAAGAAGCAAAACCATTTTTATATTTTGCTAAATCTATTTTTTGATTTGGTATAATTCTTACTTCTGTTCTTGATGGTGATATTTCGTGTATGATATATTTGTCATCATATCTAAAAACTTCTTCTCTTGTACTATCATTATTATAATCTAAGGTATCACCTTTATATACTTTTCCGTTTTCTTCTCTTATTTTACCATTCCAAACATCACCATTGGCATCAATAAAAAATGGTTCGGCTGTAAATCCACCCCTATGTCTAATAAACTCATATTTGATTTTATATCTACCTGCTTGAAATCCTAAAGCACGTAAGTCACGACCAGGTTGTATGTTTACTCTTTCTGCTTGTATACCACCCTCTACTCTAGCCGAGTCGATGTAGTTGTCTTCTAAATCATAAACACAATATTTGATAAAATCATGAGATGACTTACCAAAATCAGTTTGTATTTTATAATCACTTTGTGTAGATGTTGCCATTATTTTCTAGCCCTTACGTGTCTACTATCAAAACTTACCACTTCACTAAGTTTTTCACCTGATGCGTCTGTTATCTTACAACGAACATGGTTATCGCCAGGTGCAGGTCCGTATCTTGTACCCATATTGATTTCTATTTTGTTTGTATCTATACCTCTGATTTTATCAGCGTGTTTACTGAATTGTAAACTTGCACCCGTTGAATTATCTACCCACTCATAAGTCAATGTTGGGTCTCCAAGAGCTTTTACTTCAAATACAATATACTGATTACCTTTTCTAATTTTTTTGTTTTTCTTTCTACCATAACCATAAAAAGTTGATTTTACACGAATTTTATCAAGTGTTTTACCTCTATGATTTCCTCTTGGTTGTTTATCAAATCTCAATTTAGGAAACCCATTAGTTTCTGAACCTATAGGTTGGTTTCTATTATCCCACTCTTTTCTACTATACGGAACAGTTGTCTGTCCATAAAGAATCATATCAGCTTGATACTTTGCGTATGCAGCATCTTGTGCTTCTTCTTCAGCTTCAGCTTCTAATACTTGATTTAGATTTTCTTGAATGGTAACTAATCTATCAATCTCATTTTGTAAACGTTCTTTTAGTTTTTTTATTTCATCATCGTCAGTATCTATATAAGTTTGTGATGTTTCATATATGTAACGATGTGAATCTCTTTGCCCCTCACCAGGTATTTCATCTCTTAATTTTTCGTACTCCACAAAAAATTCATCTACTGATAATTTTTTTACAGGATTATTATTTAGTAATTCATTTATTTGCGTGTTTTTGAATAAGTCAGTATTTTCACTTGGAATGCTTACTTCGTTCTTTACAACAATAGTACCTTGTGTTGAACCTAACTCTTCAGCATCAGGTATAGATAAAAACTCACCTGTTTTTAATCTTACATTTGGATTAGCCGCAGTATTAGATCCCGAAGCTGCTGAATCCAAATCTTGTCTTGCGTATAAACTAATTTGTTCTCTTCTAGCGGCCTCGACAACTTTTTCATAATATTCATTATTTTTTAGTTGTTCTTTTGAATAAGGCATTTTATCTCACTATTTTAAATTTCCAACTATCGTAGTAGTAATTTTGTTGAAAGGTTTCACTTGTAGCTGAACCACTTTGTACTTTTATACCAATCTCATATACTCTTTCAGGCTGTAATCCATTCAACCAAAAGTTGAAATAATGTCCCTCTCTATCACAAGACACTCTTGAGCCTGTACCATAAGGTACTATAACATCTTCTGTTACTGAGTCTTTTATTTCATAGAATACACTTGAACTTGGTAAATATTTTACAACTAAACCTTGTGCTGTTGTTGAATAAGTTTTTGCAGGATATCTTTCACGTGCATTTAGTCTAAACTTTGTTTTACTATTTTGTTTATATTCAGGTCTTAGATTTTTGAAGTAGACAATTATATCGTCTAATTGTGAGCCTGATATTGCGTTTAGTGAACCTGTACTCCAATTTGAATCATCCCATCGTACTTCTAATTTAGGTGGATAGATAGTATTTGTATCACGTGAAAAATATTTTAGATTTCCATAACGTGTAGTATTACCCTCTTCTAAATTCGAATTGAGGTTACCAACCCAACCATTTCTCTTTACAATAAATCCATCATTGTTGATAGTTGAATCTAACCATTTATCAACAATATCTGTTACATCCATTCTAACGTCAACGTTGTCAAGAGTCAAAGAGTGTGACGCTTCATATCCACTACCACTAAACCAAGTACCACCTGTATTATTACTACCACTTACCCATTGGTCAGCGGTTGTCTCACCTGTTCTAAATCTCCAACTACATCCCTCTGTAGTTTGAGGATCGTCGTGAAATGTTCCTTGTCCAACACTCCATGATTGACTTACAGGATATGCGTAGAGTTCGTGTGTTCTTGGTAAACCCTCAGAACCTGCATCATAAAGATTCAAATAATATTTAGCACCATTAGCTGAAGATGGAATCAATCCATCTACTACAGATTGTGATATGAAAGTCAAATCAAACTTGATAAGAAATCTTGAAACATTGATTACAGAAGCTGTATCGTTCATATCTTTTCTTACTTCAAGAATTTCATCCATACCTGTATTTACGGATTGTGTTGCTTCTCCCTCATATAAGGTTGCGTCTTCTGTGGCAAATTCAAAATAATGCATTAATAATCTCCTACTACTCTACCTTCAATATCCGACGCGGGAAATTTCAATTCAAATATTGATGGGTCTAACGATGGATATATAACACCATTCTTTGTAGCGGAATCTATATCGTAAAGATTTCCTGAGTAACCATCAGCAGTTTTATACTTGTTTGTAATTATGATTGGATTGGATGCTAAGTTATCTTCTTTGGGTGGTATTACACCTGATACACCATCCACTAAACTCAACTTATAAACTAAATCAGACATAACGATAGGTTGGTTTATTTGCCATCTATCAATATCAAAAAATGTTTTTACTTCTTCGATAGCTCTTGTCAACACTTCATTTTTATTAGCGGTTGGTTTTGTTAGTATATTGAACTTTACACCGATGTTTATAACAAATGCGTCTTTTAGATTTATAGCATCAGTTATCATTCTGTATTGTCCTAAGTATGTTCTTAGATTTTCTTTTACTGCTTGATTTACAGAAACTAATTTTTTTCTTGAATTGTATCCCAACAAATACATATTGAGAGCTAATGGGTTAGGTATTCTTGATGCTTGTTTTGCCATTAGTATCCTCCTCCTGCTTCAGTAGTTCTTTCTTGTTTGACAACATCAACATTAGAACTTTCATCAACTTGTTGTGCAAATGTTTGTTGTTCTGCTGCAGTATCATCTTGAACATTTTCTTCAGCTTGGTTTAGTTGTTCGTCTTGTACTACATAAACTTTAGCTATATTTCCAAATCTTTGCGGAAGAGATAAAGCTCTAACCATATAATCATCTTTTGTCACTGCTCTATTTTGTGCTTGAAAATAAGCCGCTGCGTTATTTTTTATTTCTTGTAATGATTCACCATCTCTACCACCTGTAGCAGGGTCGGGATTATTTACAGCCACACTATCTTTCGTATCTTGTACAGTTGTACCTGTCAACCCTAATCCCTCAGTATCAATATCAAAAGTTACTTCGCTAAGATTTCTAATATCATTTGGTGGTACGTTATCTTCAACACCACCACCTGTTGCATATCTTACAGTTAGTGTGGTATTAGATGGTGCTAAACCATAAGTTCTTGTTTTCAAAAAGTTCGATGGGTCGAATGCAGTATCTAACTTACTCACTCCACCAGGTAGTGAAGAACCAACGTTATCAGGATTTGGTACAACCTCTTCATCAGGATTGTCAGAAACACCTGCACCAAATCTCATTTCAACTCTACCATCATCTCTGATAAATGTTGTGAATCTTCGTGGTGTCTTTCTCAATTTTAGTAAGTAAGGTGCTGTATCATTGAATTGTACTAACTCACTATCGTTTGCACCTGAATTCTCTATCTCATCAAAAACAGTATCTTGTGCTAAGAAAGGAACTTCGTACCAAGTATTACCATCACTATCGGTACACGATATAACATCAATTACGTTTGGTACAGACAACACAACTTTATTATATTTTTCTGCTGCACCAAATGAAAACGTTTCACTATTCACTTCACCACTTACTGCTCTAACTCTTTTCTTCAACAAATACTTTGTTGGTACATTAGCACTTGTTTCAAATATAGAAACAGTTGTTGGGTCGAAAGAACTTGAAAACTTAAAATTTACATCATCTAAAAATCTAAATGTTTTACCTGTAGATTCAGAACGTACTCTTGAATTACCTTTTACAGTAAGAGCATAATTCATATTTGGTGTTGTATTATCAGCTGAACCTTGAGCGGGTACAGTCTGAAATACATCTAAGGTAGCAAATGATGGAAAAGTTATTTTTGGTTTATAACCTAACGACTGAGCGATATCATAAATAGTTTGTGTTTCTTCTGCATATGCTAATATAGATTCTTTGAACTGATTATCCATATAGTAGGATAACACATCACCAACATAGGATGCTAATTCTATAAATAACATACCTGGTGACGACTCATTGAAATCGGTATATGAGTTAGGAAAATATGTCTTAGCAAACTCAATTAGGTCGTTACGAAAGCCTGCAAAATCTTTATTTAGATATTTGACTTCTTTCTTTACGTCTAATTTAGGTCCTATATCGTTACTTGGCATTTACTGCTCCTATGTATTACTTGTGAAGTCTAACTCAATAGCTTCTGTTGATTCAGGACTTGTTGATACAGAAAATTTTATTTCAACATTGACTTTGTTTGGATTTCTATAATCTGAATTTACTACCACTTCATCTATTGAAATGTAAGGTAACCATTTTTCTACAGCTACATTTATAGCTTCCTCAATTCCCTCTTGTTCACCAAACTCGAAAACTTGTTCTAACAATCTTGAACCAAACTCAGGCTGACCTGGCCTCTCACCTAAATTAGTAAGTAAAAGGTTACGTAGATTATGCCTTGCTTGTTCCTTTAGAGTTTTTGTTCTTGAGAACAATCTACCATTATCTCTACCCAAAGGAAAAGACAAACCTATGTAAGTGTTTGGATTTAAATCGTTTTCGAGTTGACCTGCCATTATTTTTTATCAAACCTCTTTACAAGTTCTGAATAATCTCTTGTTAAAGCGTTTACCAAAGGTTCACCAACTTGCTCAGGTGTAACACCTTTTTCTGCTAAAGTTTTTGCAGCGGCCGCTTCAATTTTTTTCTCTTTTGGTGCGTAATCACCATATCCTAATACATCTGCCATATTTTGTGTTGTATATGGTTTTCCACCCATTGTAGGATATTCTTCAGATGCTCCTTTAGTCAACGCTACTGTCTCATTCAAAATATCATTTAATACTTGATTGTCTTTGACGTAGGTTTTGTTGGAGTTGGATACTTTTTTAGGTTGTGCTACTTGCTTCACACTCTCTTGTATAAATATCTCATCAACCTGCTTTTTAACTTCTTGACGAACTACTTTTCTTATAACTTCGATTAGTTGTTTTTTAGTCATTTTTAACTTCCTTATTCTACTGATACTACTCTACTTTTTATATTATTGAGTTGGATTGATATGTTTGTAAGTTTCGATAACACACTCAACGCTTTAGATGCTTGTCCTGCATATTGTTGTGGTGTTGGTGTACCTGGCGTGGGTACAATAATCGGTGTAGTCAAAATTACATTTACAACTGATACCAAATCTTGTAAACCCTCAATCGCCTCTCTCAATAATTCTTCTAATGTGTCACCCTTTACTGCGGGCTCCGTTTCATTCACACCAAGATTTATTCTTGGTGCTATTACATTAAGTTTAGATGACATATCAACATTCGTTGTAGAACCAAATAAATTTATGTCCTTTGTTTGTTGACTGCCGTTTATTGGTATATTGTCTCTGTTACCAATATTCATTGTTGGTGCATATAAAAACATCGCTTGTTTCGCTTTTACAC